GGCGTATGACGATTTATCGGTATTGTTCTTCGGAATAGAGGGAGTGAAGAGCATAGAAACGAGGCGGAGCGTCCGGAATGCGAAGAAAAAGAATGTGCGAGAAAAGAGAACGAAATAACTCGCATATGCGAAAAGGTTGCACTAGACAAGCGAAAGGCTTCGTGTTATTCTGGTAAAAGCCCGATAAGTCATATGTCACCCCTAAAAAACGTGTTGTTTTTCTTCCCTCCGAGGCAGGACCGGGAGGGACAGACCTCCCGGAAGCAGCCTTTGGAAATGTGAAAAATCGGTTAAATAAGGGTATTTCAGTGTACTTAGACCTGCTCGCATAGTATAATAAAAGTATAACATATACTTGCATTTGCGAGAGAAAGGGAGTATCAGATATGGCTATTTGGACGAGCCGGTACAGCAATAAGGAGCTGACCGAGAACAAAGAGAAGTATTACTGCATTGGAATCAGCATAGGAGCGCCGAAGTTCCCGCTCGGGTATGAACTGGTGACACAATGCTATTCACTGGCACCGAAAGGGTATATGCTGAGAATGGATTATGACGCATTCAAAGAAGCATACTACCGGAAGCTGGAGGGAATCGGAGCAGACAGAATCGTTGATATGGTTATGAGGTTTGAGAGAGAGGCCGCAGACCAGAACAAAGATTTAGTGCTGCTTTGCTACGAGGATGTGAGAATACCGGAAGACTGGTGCCACAGAACGGTATTTGCTCAGTGGTACATGGAGCAGACCGGAGAAATCATCCCAGAGCTTTCAGACCCGAATCCTCCGAAAGAGAAGAAACCAACAGCTAAGAAAACACAGAAGACAGACAGTAAACGCCCTGCCGCTCAGAAGGAATCCCAAAGGGAAGACGAAGGGTTCCAGCAAATGAGTTTATTCGGAATGGCGGGCATGACAACATAATATCCGGACTTGGTGAAAGAATCACGCTTTCCTCCCAGGAGAGAGTTCCTGTTCATTGCAGGAGTCCGGTCCAAAAGAAACGGCATCGTATTTGAAACAGTACGGTGCCTTTATTTTGTGCAATCTGCCAAATCAGTCTCGGAAATTACGGGGGTAGTACAAGAGACTTGTTTGGCTTTTTGTATATTTTCAACAAAGAGAGAAAGGAGTGGAAGAGAAATGGCGTTTTTTAGGGACCCAGGAGAGATGTTTCTCGGTTGCCTTGGTACTGTGGAACAAAAGTATCTGGTGAAACTGATCGAAACAGCGGCGAAATCGGGCTATACAAGATTTGTTGAGCCGTGTGCAGGAACCTTTGCAATGGCAAACCTGGCGGTACGTGGTGGCTTCAAACCAGAGCAGATAGAAACAAGCGATGTTTCTATGATGACCTCTGTGCTTGGGTATGCCATCACAGGACAGTCTTTAGCGCCTCTGGAAATTCATGCACAAGGCTTCTCAGACGAAGAGCTGCTTGACCCTGCAACGGCTTTGTACGCACAGATGTACCTCCGCACTTCAAAGAGTGCCGGCAATGAATATTTTCACAATATGCTGATGGACTTGAAGTATCGCAGAGAAGAACATATAGCGAATATTCAAAGGCAGATCGACAGCACCAGAGAGCTTTTGCATGGAATGAGCTACCGCCCTCTGGATATGTGGGACCATCTGAAAGAGGTGCTTGACGATCCTCATGCGTTGGTTATAGCGAATCCTCCAACATATTTTTCCGGATATGAAAAGTTCTACGATACCCAGGGGAAAATGACATGGAAAGAGCCAGAGTATCAGCTGTTCAATCCGGAAACCGGACACCAGCAACTTTATGATATGTGCATGGATGCAAAGGCTTTGGTTATCTGCTACCAAGAGAAGCGTGTAGGTGAAGCGGTAGGCTACACAATCTTTGCCAGATCAGGAACCAGAGCAGACCTCAACAGCTATATCACTACGAACCGGGAAGAAGAGGCAGTTGCCCTGGCAAATGGAAAGAAGATCAAGCGTCCATCAGAAAGCAAGCTGGAGCCTCTGGAATGTAGTATGCTGCCGAGGGACTATGAAATTACAGAAGAAAGCAAGGTCCAGATTATTCCGATAAAGGGCGCAGAAGCTCAGTATTACCGGGTATTGTGGACTCACAATTTCGTAGGCTCCTCAGCTACATATAACCGGGCGTTGCTGATTGATGGGTATGTGGCCGGAGTATTCGGTATATCGAAGATGGCCGCTGATTCGCTCTTTGTCTGGTATGTGATGAAGGTTCCACATGAGAAGTACCGGCTCGGGCGGCTTTGCTACATGCTGGCGCAGAACCGGGAGTTTGCCAATTCACTTCTGGATGATCTTGACAAAGAAAAGGTTGTGAAGATCAGAACGGCAATGCTGACGAAGTATCCGGAAAATAAAGAGGTACGAGGAATTATGAAACTGGATTCGAGAGTGCAGGACAAACAGAATGGCTTCAAGCTGACCTATGAAGCTCCGCTGATAGATGGACGGTCTGAGCAGGAAACTCTTATCCAGTGGCTTAGAAAGGAGAAACAATGGCGGGAGAACAGAGCAAAGGCTATGAAGTAATATATGACATGGGCGCAGGTCTTGTGATTGCAAAGGTCCAGATAGACAGCATGAAAGAGCAGGATATTAACGCCAGGATTATGAAAAATGAGATGCAGGACCAGTTGACAGCGAATATCAAGAAGAGAGGGCAGTTGGAGAGCCTGCCATTTTTGGTATTGGTGGATGATAAGCTGGAAATCGTATCCGGGCACCACAGGATCAAGTCGGCAAGGGCAGCCGGTTTGAAAGAAATCATTGTCATTCTGGATGTGAGTGGTCTGTCAAGGAGCCAGATTGCGGCGAAGCAGTTGGCCCATAATGCGATTGCTGGATTCGATGATGATTCCACCCTAAGAGAAATCGTGAAAATGATAACGGATGTTGACGATATGCTGGAGAGCTTTATCGGGAAGGACATCATGGAAGAACCGCTGGAGCAGTACGATAAACTGGCATCCCCTGCGGTTCATTTTGATTTTAAGAATATCACGTTTGCGTTTCTGCCGCATCAGATCAGCGACATGGATGTCCTGTTGAAGAATCTGCAGAATACCGGAGCTGAGATTATCGGAGTAGCGGCATATGAGCAATGCAAGCGGTTCGTAGAGACGCTGGATAAGTACCAGAAGTTCACGGACATACGGAATGTAGGCGCTGCAGTGCATTCCATGATTGAGGCTGTCAATGAAAAAATGGATGCTGTCGGCTTCAGCGAAGACGAAGATTGGACGTACCTTACGAAGCTATTCGGGAGTAGTGCTGTGCCGGCTGAGTCTGCAGAAGTAATAAAGCAGGCCATCAAGAAAGCTGAGAAAGATGGAACGGTTACCAGCAAGAACAAGTGGCAGTTAATCGAATACCTTTGCGCTGATTATCTGAGTGGAAAGTAGATAAGGGATGGCAGCTAAGGTCAAATACAATCCAGATTATCACGATGACTGGGCGTGGTCTTTGGCTGCCATGGGAGCTACCAATGAGGAAATCGCAAAGGCAATGGGAGTTTCCAAACGGACAATCATCCGATGGAGTAAGGACCATGAGAGTTTCGGTGTAGCTCTGGCACAAGGGAAAGGAGTTTCCGATGCAAAGGTAGTAAGGAGTTTGTATCAGAGAGCCACAGGGTATGAGTACGAGGAGGAAAAGAAGATAATCGAATATGACAAGGATGGGAACGTCAAGCCTGTCAAGATCGAAAAGATAAAAAAACATGTTCCTCCGGATGTGGGTGCGCAATGCTTCTGGTTGAAGAACAGGCAGAGAGATAGATGGCAGGATATACCGGAATACATACCAGAATCAACAGGTGACGAGGATCAGGTGCAGTTCTATCTTCCAGATAACGGGAGGGACAACATTGGGGAGAATAATTAGAATCGGGCCGCAGAAAGGTCCACAGGAAAAGTTCCTTGCCACTTCTGCTGACATTTGTATTTACGGTGGAGCCGCAGGAGGAGGCAAGACTTTTGGATTACTGCTCGAACCGATCCGGCATATGAATAACAAGAATTACAATGCTGTGATTTTCCGAAGCAGTTATACCCAGGTTACAGCCCCCGGAGGTTTATGGGATAGTGCAGGAAAGATTTATAGCCTCGTGCATGGTTGCTATCCGTTAAAGACACCAAAACTACATTGGACCTTCAAAAGCGGTGCAACGGTCAATTTCGCACACTTGGGTACTGATGCTGATGTTCACAACTGGCAAGGTTCCCAGATTGCCATGATCGGATTTGACGAGCTGACGCACTTCACGAAGCATCAGTTTTTCTATATGCTGTCACGAAACCGTACAGATTCCGGAGTGGCGCCATATGTGAGAGCAACCTGCAATCCGGATGCTGATAGCTGGGTGGCCGACTTCATTAAGTGGTGGATCAATCAAGAGACAGGATACCCTATTCCGGAAAGAAGCGGCGTTATCCGTTATATGATCAGGGTAAACGATGAAATTATATGGGCTGATTCCAAAGCAGAGCTGGCAGAGCAAGGATATGATCCGAGAGATGTAAAAAGTGTAACGTTTATAGCCAGTACATTGCAGGACAATAAAATCCTGATGCAGATGGACCCCGGATATTTGGCAAACTTGAAAGCACTGCCTACGGTTGAAAGAGAGCGATTGCTGAAAGGAAACTGGAAAATCAAAGCAGCGGCCGGTCTGTATTTCCGTAGAGTGCAAGTCGGTGCAATGCTGGAAGAGTTGCCGAATGATGTTGTTTCTTGGTGCAGAGGTTGGGACCTTGCCGCTACCAGTGAAGACGAAGACGGTGATCCAGCATATACGGCAGGCGTGTTGATAGGTAAGCGCAAGAACGGACGGTACATTGTGGCAGATGTTATCAATAAGAGATTGGCGGCATCTGATGTGCGGAAACTTATAAAAATGACGGCACAGGCGGATAGGGCAAAATACGGAAGAGTAATCCAACGGCTTCCGCAGGACCCAGGACAGGCCGGAAAAGAGCAGGCACAATCGTATGTAAAGATGTTGGCCGGCTTTCTGGTGAAGACCATAGGAGAGTCTGGAAGCAAGGAATCCAGGGCAGAGCCTTTTGCCGCACAGTGGCAGGCAGGCAACGTAGATGTGCTTATAGCAGAGTGGAACGAAATGTACTTCAATCAGTTGGAGTCATTTCCGGAATCAAAATTCAAAGATATGGTGGACGGCAGTAGTTCTTCATTCAACGAGATTGAGAATGGAGCGACTTACTCGGCACCGCCGAAGGACACATTGAACAAGAGCAGTTACTGGAGAAAGTGAGGTGAGAACAGATGGCGAGTAACAGAAAAGAAATAGGACGTGTCGGACAAAGACGGTACGGGGGAGTAATTTATGAGGAGTTTCTGCCTGAGTTGGTAGGGCATAGAGGAATAGAAACATTCCGGGAAATGTCAGAAAATGACGATGTGATTGGAGCTATTCTTTATGCGATTGAGATGCTGGTAAGGCAGACTGAATGGAATGTAGAACCGGGAGGCAGCTCAGTAAAAGACAGAGAGGCGGCTGAGTTTGTGCGTTCCTGCATGGATGATATGCAGAATACATGGGTAGACACGATATCTGAAATCCTGTCCTTCCTCACCTACGGTTGGAGCTTTCATGAGATCGTCTACAAGAGGCGCATGGGAAACACCAAAGATACCCGGACACGGAGCAAATTCAATGATGGGTTGGTCGGATGGGCGAAAATACCTATCAGAGCACAGGAGACTTTGTATCAATGGGAGTATGACGATGCAGATAATCTGGTGGGAATGACACAGATGCCACCACCGGACTTCGGCCTACTTACGATACCAATGGATAAAGCGATGCTCTTCCGGACAAAGGCAAGGAAGGATAACCCGGAGGGCAGGAGTATTCTCAGGAACGCTTACCGCTCATGGTATTTCAAGCGCAGAATACAGGAGATTGAAGGAATCGGTATAGAAAGAGATTTAGCAGGTCTTCCAGTAATCTATGCACCGGAAGGCCTTGATATTTGGAATACAGAAGACGAGAATACCGCAAGGATTCTTGCCGGCCTAGAAGAAATGGTCCGGCAGATCAGGAGAGACGAGAAAGAAGGGTTAGTCCTTCCCGGAAATTTTAAGCTGGAGCTTTTGAGTTCTGGAGGCACAAGGCAGTTTGATACCCGGCCACCAGCAAAACGGTTCCTGGGCTTTAAGCTCAGACAAGACAGAGCTGTTTGCAATGGCATGTGGTGCCTATCTGGATATTATCGCAGAGACATTTAATAGCCAGGGCATTCCGAATCTGATTGATATAAACGGAGATCATTTTGCTGGAGTTACTGACTATCCGAAGCTGACACATGGAGATATAGAAGATGCAGACATTGCAAAGGTATCTACATTCATTAAAGACATGGTTGGCATCGGTGTTCTGGTTCCTGATGATGGCTTGGAAGATTATGTACGTCAGATTGCAAAATTACCAGAGAGGACAGAGGACACCAGAAATATTGATGATAAGAGGCACGAACAGCAGAATCAGAATGAGCCGCCAGAACCCGAAACAGCCGCAGGCAAGGAATCGGAAGAGGGGGACGAAGAAATCCTGGAAGACGAGGTAAAAGCGGCTAAAAAGCGATTGGGGAGAGTGATAACATGACTTTCCTAATTAGACCGCCGCACAGGGTAAAAAAGAGTCGGACAAAGAACGCCCAGACAATTCTTGACCGGTTAAAGAATTTTCTGGATCACAACACAGACGAGCCGGTAGAAATTCTTTGTAGTTTCTGGGAGGACCAGAGCAATGCCGTTACCTATCACGAATTGCGGGATGCGGTAAAGGCAGGAGAGTTCAACCAGAGGCAGTTCGAGGAATGGCAGCAAGATTACTCTGTGTTGGTTGCGGAAAAGCTGACACCGATATGGGAAATGGCAATGGCGGCTGGACCTGCGGGACAACCGCTGTTTGACAACCTATCGTTTAGCATCAACACGCAGAATCCGGGAATTGCAAACTGGATAAAAGAACGTGGTGCAGAGTTTGTAACATCGTGTAGCGTAGAACAGAAGAAAGCTATTCAATCACTCCTGGCAAAGAAAATTATCGAAGAGCACACGGTTGACGAGCTGGCACGCTTTATTCGTCCTTGCATTGGTCTGACGGATGGAGATACAAAAGCTGTCTTGAAATTGTATGACAGCGTAGCAGAAAAACTCAAGACAGAGCATCCGAGAATGAAGCCTGAGAGCATCAGGAAGAAAGCGCTGGACGCTGCGCAAAAATATGCCGAGAAGAAACACAGGCAGCGGGCATTCACAATCGCACAGACAGAACTTGAATTTGCCTACAACAGAGGAGCTGATTATGGCGTAAGACAAGCACAGGAAGCTGGCCTGCTAGGAACCACACGGAAGCGCTGGATCACATCCGGCGATGATGCGGTTTGCCCCACATGCGCAGCCTTGGACGGAGTTGAGATTGAAATGGATGATAATTTTGACTTCAAAGGACGGTTGCTGTTTGCAGGACACAAGATGTTGCCTCCAGCACATCCGAGATGCGCCTGCGCTGTAGAGTATATCGAAGTTGATCCTCCAGTATTTTCATGAAAGAAGGTGAGAAAAATGAGAAAGTTTTCTGAAATGGTACAGAAATCCGGAGAGAAAATTCAGATAAAGCCGAGGGAATCACCCAGAACAGTTGTGAAGGGACGATTTAAAATCAGCAAGTCAGACAATGAAAAAATGTTGGCTTTTGGTTGGGCCAATGTATCGGTCCGGGCCAATGGCGAGGTTATTGAGGACTGGCAGAAAGACATTGTTGAGCCGGAAGATTTGGAAAAGGCTGCTTATAATTTCGTGGAGTTCTATCGTGAGGGCGGAGAAATGCACGAAAGAGGAGGTGCAGCGGTTCTAATTGAGAGCGTAGTATTCACAGAAGAGAAACTGCAGGCAATGGGAATCCCGGAGGGAACACTTCCTGTTGGTTGGTGGATTGGATTTCATGTAACCGATCCGGATGTATGGGAAAAAGTCAAAGATGGTACATACCCAATGTTCTCCATCGAAGGAGAGGCCGAGAGAGTAGAAGCAGAAGACGAAAACACCGAATAAAACAGGGGCGTATTGAGTTTTTCAGAGCGTCAAACCTACCAACTATACCTACGAAGCTGTCAAAACGGCATAGGTAGCCCCTTTTTAGGGGATTTTCCAGATAATCAGGGAGACATCCGTAAGGGTGTCTTTTTGCATTATAAAAATCAAAGAAAGGAGGAGCTGCATGGCAACCAAATTGAAAAACCTTAAAGTCACAAAGGTAGATTTTGTGGATCAGGGAGCCAATCCGGATGCTCACATCATGCTTTACAAGAATAAAAGTGGAGTACCAGGAGCGGAATCTAATTCACCAGAACCCGAAGAAAAAGGAAATGTCTGGAAACGCCTTTTCGGAGCTATTGCAAAAATGGCCGGCATGAAACCGGAGGAGTTAGATAATGCGGTAGAGCAGATAGAAAAGAGCGGTTCAGAAACGTTTGCAGATAAAATGGCCCAGAGGAAAAATCAGAAAATCGCTGATGAAATGTGGGACGTTTGCTTTGCATTGCATTCTTCGCTCTGTTCTATCATGTGGGACGAAGAGCTGGATAGCACCAGTGCTTCAACATCCATGCTGGAAAGCCTGGATGATTTTTACTCAGTAGCAAAAGAATCTGTAAGCCAGTGGGCCAATGGCAAAGCAACAGGGATTGCAAAGAGCGACGAAGAAATCACAGCAGATAGTCTGGAGATTATGAAAGCTGCTCAGAGCAGGTTATCTGAGGTAATCGAAAAGGCTACAGCTGAACCGAAGAAAGAAGAACCTGAAAACAAGGAAGACCCGAAAGGAGAAGATGAAATGAGCAAGATCGACAAGAGTAAATTGACAGATGCGGAGAGAGCATTTCTGGAAGATATTGAGAAACGCTGCAAAGTGGAAGAGAGCGCACCTGCCGAGGAGCCTGAAAAAGAGGAGAAGAAAAAGGATGATGCCGTTACAAAGGCGCTGCAGGCTCTTGGCCTGGGAACACCTGCACAGCCGGAAGAATCCGAGGATATCTACAAAGGAATCCACCCTGCGCTGAAAGCAGAGCTTGAATCCCTGCGGAAGTTCAGACAGGATACGGAGGAAAAGGAACTCCGTGAGGTGGCGAAGAGCTATGAGATCATTGGAAAGAAAGAAGAGGAGCTGTACCCGGTTCTGAAAAGCATCAAGGCTGTAGGCGGAGACGCTTACGATCAGTTGATTGCGGCTCTGGATGGTGCCAAGAATGCGGTGGAGAAATCTGGTGCATTTACGGAAATCGGGAAGTCTGGCTACAGACCATCGGCCACCCCTGTCGTGAACGAAAATTCTGCAGAGGCGAAGATCAGTGGTATTGCGAAAAGCTATGTAGAGAAGGACCCGACTATGAGCTATACGGATGCTGTTGCTAAAGCATGGGAGGACAATCCGGAACTCATGGCCGCATACGAAGAAGAAGCTGGATTTTAAGGAAAGGAGGTAAGCATGATGAATAGAAATTTCAATGGAGTACAGATCAACCAGAGCGTGACTATCGTTGAGCAGGCGGGCACAGATATTGCCGACTGCCGTAACAGAATCATGGTCTATGACGATGCAGGGAGTGTGGTTTTGGCGACAGACGCTACCAAAGTGCCGGTTGGTATTGCCCTAATCGAAGCCGGATACAACGATATTTCTGGAACGGAATCCGGAAAAGTGGTGAAGGGCGATGATGTGGATATCCAGATCAAGGATATCTGATACGTCATTGCCGGAGAAGAAATCGCAAAAGGCGCATAAGTGGCCGCAGGAGCAGACGGACTTGCTGTCACAGCGGCTTCTGGAAATTATGTTCTGGGAATTGCCTTGAACAAGACAGCTAAAGACGGTTACTGCAGAGTGCAGATCGCAAAATATCAGAAAGCGTAAACAGGAGGTAGAACAGAATGAAAAGAACAGCAGCAAGTATTCAGGTAGATATTGCAAAAGGTCATTTCAAGCCGCATACGGCATTATCTAACATGGCTCTGGCATACTACCAGAACGACTCAAATTACTTTGCAAGAACGATCTTTCCGATTTGTCAGGTAACGTTGTCCTCGGATAATTACTACATTTTCGACAAGGAAGATCTGTTGCGTGATGATTGGCAGAGAAAACCTGCATATGGCAAGGTTGATCCGGCAGTGCTTTCCGAGCATACGGATACCTACGCTTGCCAGGTGGATCAGATTATCATGGGTATCGACCAGATCAGGCAGACGGACCTTACCAGAAGAATGGGGCCTGCATCCCGTGATCCGAAGCAGCAGAGAACCAGAGCGATTTCTGCAAAGGCAAATATCCATCAGGACAATATCTTTGCGAGAAATTTCTTCAAGGCTGGCGTATGGAGCAATGAGGAAACGGGAGTTGATTCCACAGCTCCGGGAGAATCACAGTTTATCAAATTTTCCAATGGCAACTCCGATCCGGTTGCTTATATCAACGAGAAGAGCACGGAGATGGAGGAATCTACCGGACGCAGACCGAACAGACTGGCTCTTGGCGTGAACGTATATAATGCGCTGAAAAAGCATCCGGCAATTCTGGAGAGGGTGAAATACGGTGGAACAACTGCAAACCCGGCCAGCATCAATACGAATGTACTGGCGCAGTTGTTTGAGATGGAAAGAATCTCTGTACAGCGGTCCATTATGAACAAAGCGGCTATGGGAGAAGCACCGAAGATGTCCTATATCGGTGATCCGAACGCATTCCTGCTGGCTTATGCAACAGATTCACCGGCTGTTGACGAACCGTCTGCGGGCTACATCTTCACATGGGATATGCTCGGCAATGGAAATATCCTGCCGATCTTGAACTACCTCGGTGAACCGGGTACTCACTCTGAATTTGTCGAAGGTCTGATGGCAGCCGATATGAAGAAGACAGCTGACGATCTGGCAATGTTCTTCAAGGATGCTGTGTAAGGGAGGTACGGCTATGAAG